TATACCAGGAAAACTAAAGAACGATAAGGGCGAACCGCTATTAATAAGGCTGGAACTTTTTGGAGAAGTTGATACCGAATTTGCAAGTGTGCAATGTAAAAGACAAAAATCTCTCGACTTCTTTAGAATTGCCGAAATAATGCGCAACGTGGCCGTTTATTTTGAGAATGAAGGCATTGAAAAGGTCAACTCAGCCAAGGTTAAAAAATCGCATTTAAGGTTGGTCAAATAGTGGGGAGGCTTAAAGTGAATGGAAGGTCATGATAGTTGCCATAACTGCGGACAACCCGCCCGGGTGAATGTCGGGGATCGGTGGCTGTGTTTGAGGTGTGCGGTTAGCTGGTTGAGTGTGAAATGGTAATGTTGTTCATTAAGAAAGAGGTGAATAAAAGAGTGAAAAATATAAAGAGTAGTCATTATGGAGATTGTGATTATTGTAAAAACGCTGACAGCAACATGTGCGAAGAATGTGAACATTATGAGCATGATTATTATGACTATTGGGAGGAAGTAAAACCTGAAGATATAACCAAAAAAGAGCGGGAAGAATACGAGGAAGCTATCAAAAATGCAATTTCTGACTACATTACCGTGGAGTTATCAGAGGTATTTAAACATACTTTTGATGTTGCCAAAAATTTTACCACAAGAGAGAATCATAGACCAGCATTTTTAGGTGTTTACATGGATCATGATGGATGCATGGTTGCATCGGATATGTTCATGCTTTGCAAATTAAAATGTGACTGCATACCTGATGCCTTGAAAGGTAAGATTGTTGTTGTATTGGACAACGACAGGGCCGGGATAGTAAGTGTTTCATATCCAAATTATAAGGCAATATTTAATAACATTGCCGACTATAAAAGTGTAATGTTTTCGCAAATTACCAGGAGATATGAGGGGAAAAATAAAGATAATCCACGTGATTATGATAAGGCTTATCTGGTAATTGAGGACACGGAAATACTTGTTAACGATAATATGTTAAGCATAATAGAGAATGCGCTTTTAGGTGAAATCTCTGTTTTTTATAAACTCAAAGACACATGGAAAACCTTGTTTTTTAAGGGTTCAAATGGGGAAGTTGCACTTGCACCAGCAAGGCGCAGTTCCTAATGCTGCACAACAATATAGACACCACACACAAGGAGGGCGCAATAATGGCAGACATGCCTTGCACATACCCATGGCGTGACATGTACCCCGGATACCCGCCGGAGTGCTACTGGAGGATGAGGCTAACAGCAGAGGGCGAGCCCGATTGTGCGTGGTGCGCTTATGGGGGCGGGGAAAGCAAAAAGATACCGAGGAAATAGGGGGCATGAAATGAAACAGCCAAATTTACTCTTAGATTCGGAGGTCTGGTCATGACCGAACTTGAGCTACTTGAACATATAGACCCCGCTGTCCTGGATTACCAGGACTGGGTAAATGTTGGCATGGCCTTAAAGGATGCCGGTTTTACCGCTGCCGACTGGGATAATTGGTCTAAGCGTGACCCGGGCCGGTACCATGCAGGGGAGTGTTTCCGGAAGTGGGGGAGTTTTCACGGCTCCCCTAACCCGGTGACGGCCGGCACACTGGTCCAGCTTGCCAGGGACCAGGGATGGACGCCGGAACCAAAGGACACGGGGCCAGGCTATGAGCTTGAATGGGATTCCGTTATCGGCAACAAGGGCGACCTGGTTGTGGTAGATAAAAACTGGGTCGAGGGGCGTGAGGTCACAGAACCCAGTGAATGGAACCCGGTTGAACACCTAATTAAATACCTTGAAATACTGTTTGAGGCCAATGACAATGTGGGCTATGTTTGCGATAGCTGGGAAAAGGAAGGTAAGCACTTACCCACAAAGGGGTGCTGGGACCGTACCGCTGGTCAATTAATCCAACAACTTAGCAGTTGTAATGGTGATATTGGCAGTGTACTTGGTGACTATAAGCCGGAAGTAGGAGCATGGATAAGATTTAATCCCTTGGATGGCACTGGATGTAAAAATGATAATGTAACTGATTTCAGGTATTCTTTGGTTGAATCAGATGATATGGACCTTGAACGACAGCACGCTATCATGCGAGAACTTGAATTGCCAATAGCTTGCCTAGTTCATAGCGGGAAAAAATCAATACACGCTATTGTCAAGGTAGATGCTGGTAATTATGAGGAATATCGCAAGCGAGTTAACTACCTTTATGACGTTTGTAAACGAAATGGACTTAAGGTAGATACCCAGAACCGGAACCCGTCCAGGCTCTCCCGTATGCCTGGGGTGATGCGTAACGGCCATAAACAATTTTTGGTCGATACCAACATTGGCAAAGAATCATGGACAGAGTGGCAGGAGTGGATTGAGGGTATTAACGATGACCTTCCGGAGCCGGAAAGCATGGCAGAGGCATGGGACAACCTGCCTGAACTGGCGCCGCCATTAATTAATAATGTACTCCGACAGGGCCACAAGATGCTCCTGGCCGGCCCCAGCAAGGCCGGAAAATCATTTGCACTTACTGAGTTATGTGTTGCCATTGCAGAGGGCAGGAAGTGGCTGGGATGGCAGTGCGCCCAGGGCAAGGTGATGTATGTAAACCTGGAGCTTGACCGGGCCAGCTGCCTGCACCGGTTTAAAGACGTTTATACGGCATTAGGCTGGCAGCCTAACAATGTGAGGAATATTGATATCTGGAACCTGCGGGGAAAGTCGGTGCCCATGGACAAGCTGGCGCCGAAGTTGATCCGGAGGGCCCAGAAGAAAAACTACATTGCCATCGTGATTGATCCCATCTATAAAATTATTACCGGTGATGAAAACAGTGCAGACCAAATGGCCCACTTCTGTAATCAATTTGACCGGGTGTGCACGGAGTTGGGGGCGGCCGTAATTTATTGCCACCACCACAGCAAAGGCAGCCAGGGTAGTAAGCGCAGCATGGACCGAGCCAGCGGTTCAGGTGTGTTTGCCCGGGATCCCGATGCGCTACTGGACTACATAGAACTTGACCTCACTGATGACCTGCTGAAACAGGAGGAAAACAAGGCTGTTTGTGCGGTGTGTGAGGCATGGCTGAACAAGCATAAAAAGAACTGGAGCGAAGAGGTATCCCAGGACGACCAGTGCAGCGAGAAACAGTTCTTGCCGGCCTGTGAGCGCCTTTTAGGGCTAACACTATACCAGGACATGCTGCCGGAGGTTTACGCCGCCAGGCAGGCCGTACAGCAGCGCACAGCGTGGAGAATTGACGGCACCTTAAGGGAGTTTCCGAAGTTTAAGCCGGCTAATTTGTGGTTCGATTACCCTGTGCATTATGTGGATAACATTGGGGTGCTTAAGGATGTGGAGGCCGAGGGGGAGAAGCCGCCGTGGAAAAGGGCTATGGATAAACGGAAGCCTAAAGCAGTAAAGCAAAAAGATAGAAAAGCATCACTAGAAAATGCAATAAATAGCTGCAATTTCGGGGAGCCTCCCACGGTTCAAACGCTGGCAGAATCAATGGGAATAGCCGAGAGAACTGTAAGAGCAAGGATAAAAGAACACGGTGGTTTTGAAATAAATCAGAATGTGGTTACCAGAAAACAGGAGTGATAAAGTTTTCGGATGGTTGCAAAAAACGTAATTCATGCAATCTTGCAAAGTAGTAACTGATTGCAGAAAACGTAAATCTGCAATTCTACACTAAGAAACATTTGGTTGCATAAAACATGAAAAGCGTTTTTTGCAATACACCTCAAAAGCTCACAGATACCATGGTTGCAAAAAACATAAATCACGTTTTCTGCACGTTGCAGAAAACAGAAAACATGTATTTTGCAGCAGAGTGCTAATTTGGTTGCAGAAAACACTATCCTATAATTCCTTATTTCTGCAGCACTCACGCGCTGGTCACTGATGGGGGTACGTAGTCGTGCGTTAAGCTGCGCACGACGACTACCTCCCCTATCCATCCAGTGACTAGGGCAAACACGAGAGGTTAAAAACAAAAACGTAAAAAGTGGGACGTGAAACTATGCGGACTGAATTCTTCCTGCCGATGCGACCGCCGACCATCACTCACCAGGAGCACGAAGTAACCTGCAAGGATGGTAAACCTGTATTCTATGACCCGCCGGAATTAAAGGCAGCCCGAGCAAAACTGCAGGCCCACTTGGCCAAGCACGTACCGGCTAAAAAATATATGACTGCAGTGCAGCTGGTGGTGAAGTGGTGTTTTCCGGTCAAAGGTAAACACCAGAATGGCGAGTATAAGGCCACCAAACCAGATACTGATAACCTGCAAAAGCTGCTCAAGGATGTTATGACTGGCCTGGGATACTGGACTGACGATGCACTGGTGGCCAGTGAAGTGACGGAGAAGTTCTGGGCTGATATACCGGGGATTTATATAGCCATTCAAAACTTACGATGATTAACTAAAAGGCCACACGGAGGTGGTTAAGGTGGCGAGGAGGGTACCGTACTCCAGACCTAAGAGGTCCAGGCAGGTAGGACTATGTAAATATCACCTTTGGTATTTAAGCCATAAACAAATCAAGAATTACGGGTGTTTGTGCAAAAAGCGGGAAGGCAGCTGGTGCTGTTATTTTAGGCCAAAGCTAAAGCATAAATTCTGGGAAGGGCGAAACATACCGGAGAATATAAGGCAGAAACTGGGGGTGCCCGTATGAGAAAGAAAAATACCGCTAAGACATACGACATAGCAAAAGCTGCAGCGGCAGAGGCCTTGAAAGAGTTCAAAGACGAGGAGCGGCAGCAAATCCGCAGAACCAGGTATCATAACACTGAGCTACTTCTCAAAAAATACCTAAGTCTATTGGACCATTACGAGAACGCAAAAGATAAGGTGTCTGACATCATAAGCGTGGAGGACCTGGAAGAACTGGATGTAGATGATGTTATCATCAAGGCAATCAAGCGCAGCCGGGTCAGAACGCTGATAATGATTACCCAGATAGATACCTGCCTTAACATCCTGAGGCTTAAGCAGGCAAGTAAGGGGCAGCCAGAAAAGTATGAGGTTATCTACTGCCTGTATTTGGATAGGGCCCGGCGGGATATCGCCTGGGGAGAACTAATTGAGGCAGTAGCTCATGAATTAAACTGTAGCACGGATTCAGTACGCCGCTGGAAGAATGAAATGGTACGTGAATTGAGCATATTATTGTTTGGTGTAGACGGGCTGAGACTAGATATATAAAGGGTTTCAGGGTCTGCAAATACCTTGCAAAAAAGTTGCATTTTACATGCAAATAAAAAGGTGGTAAACTGGTACCGTAAAATCGAATGTCCGGAAAACACTTAAGAGCCGCCTTCTAAACAGGGCGGTTTTTCGTTTAAGGATGTACTGAAGACGGTTAGCCCGGGCGGCTTGAACCGTCTTTATTTATTCGCCGGGGTCAACCCAAAAGGGCATCCGGGGAGCCTTCGGGCTCTTAACAGAGAGATTTCAGGTGGTGCAATGGCTGAGAATTTAATTTGCCACAGGTGTGGAAGGAATTGCGAGCTTCCTTGTCAAGCTCTAAACGCCTTGACTAGGTTATACACTGAAGCAAGGGCAGAAGAAAAGGCGAGCCTAATAAAAAATCTCAGGAAAGATTTAAACTTGGTGGACTATGAAGTAGCTGAAGATTTGAGGGAGCTAGGAGAGAAAGTAATAGCTGCAATGCCAGAGTTGTGGATTATACGTGATGGCGATATAAAAGTCGGCTACGTTAGAAGCTATGAGGCAAAGCGGGATAAAGGCAAACAGGTTAATGCAGATTGCAGGAAGGTTAGGGGCACATATACCGCTTACCTTCCTTTTGACTTTATAATAACCTTTTATGAGCCTAACATCTATCACATGACCGAGAACCAAAAGAAGATACTTATGCTACATGAACTGAGGCATATTGGCATAGGTGAAAAAGGTTTAAGGATTGAGAACCACGACGTAGAGGACTTTAAAGACATTCTACGTAGGTTTGGTTTTGACTGGAATGGATTTAATCAGGAAGTACCTGATATATTGGCTGGTGGTGATATTGGGAAGGAAACAAAAAGAAACAAAATGGAGGCCAAACCAAAAGCAAATAACACTGGCCGATCTCCTTCTAAACCCTGACGACAGGAGAACTAAAACCGAAAAAATGAAAGAGGTCGATGTTTCCAGGAAAACCTTTTATAGATGGATGAAAGATAAAAGGTATATAGATTATATAAACGAACAACTTAGCCAATATACCGATGGGGAACTTCCTGAAGTATGGAGGGCTTTAATAAATCAATGTAAACGTGGAAATGTAGCGGCCATGAAGGAGTTTTTCAGATTAAAAGGCTTGTACCCTGATCAAAAGGATTTGTGGTAGTATGGCTAAATACTCTATCCTGAAATCATTCTATGCAAGTTATGCTTGGCAGGCGTTTAGGCTTCTGATAATAGCCGAGAGAGGCTTGAAGTGTGAGTGTTGCCATGAATTGGTTCTTAAGGTTAAAGACATTACGGTACACCACAAGATAGAACTTACACCTGAGAACGTACAGGACACATCGATATCGCTTAACCCGGCTAATGTTCTGATAGTGTGCCACGAGTGTCATAACAAGGTACATAACAGGTTTGGCTATAAGCCAAGTAAAGGTGTGTACATTGTCTTTGGTGCGCCGCTATCGGGGAAGGTGGCATATGTGCAGGAGTATGCAGGGCGCGGGGATCTGGTGGTGGATATGGATAGACTGTATCAGGCGGTGTCGCTGCTGCCGAGTTACGACAAACCTGATAACCTCTTCAGTAATGTCAGAGGCATACACAACCTGCTTATCGATAATATCAAGACCAGGTATGGCAAGTGGCACAGCGCATGGGTAATCGGTGGGTATGCCGATAGGTACAAGAGAGATAAGCTGGCCGATGACCTGGGAGCCGAGCTGATATTCTGTGATGTGAGCAAAGATGAATGCTTGAGACGTCTTGAGGTGGACGAGGACCGGCGATGCAGGCAAGACGAGTGGCGGGGTTATATCGAGAAGTGGTTTGCGGCATACACAGTAGCATAGCCCCCCCCATTAAAAAAAAATTGATCAACTTTACAAGACCGGTAGGTGGGCCTATCTTTCATACACACTGAAAATTTTGAAATTCGCTGGAGGTTTTCAGAAACATGTCAAAAGCTGAAGTTTACCAGAAAGAACTGGAAAAACTGACCGAGATATTTGAGGATGTCGAGCCGGCAAAAAGGAAACTGGTCCAGGGACTCATTGAGGATGCCGCTTTTTTGAAGGCGGAGAATTTTGTCCTGCGGCAGTCCATTGCTGTAACCGGCATGGTTAAGGTTCACCCTCAGCACCCAGAGATACAAAAACCCATCGAGGCGGCCAAGCATTACCTGAAAAACGTCAACAGTTACGCTGTTGTAATAAAGACCCTGAACGGCGTGTTAAATAAGAGTGGCATTGAGGAAGAGGATGAACTGAGTGAGTTTGAATGAGTATCGGAAAAGACTATCCATACAACGTCATAAACGGTTTTAATCATAATGGTACACATTCTTTTCTCTTAGAGCATATACACAAGTGCAAGTCCGGTGAAATAGTAGTTGGCCGAGAGATAATACAGGAACTTGATATCATAATAGAGCAGTTCAGCGATCCGGCCATACAGATAGACTTAGAGCCTGCCCACAAGCGAATCAAGTTCATCGAAACTAAATGCAAACACTCAGAGGCTCCCTATGCTGGGAAGCCTTTTATTTTGGAATTATTTCAAAAAGCGTTTATCGAGTCTATTTACATATTCTTTATATTCGACGAAGAACTTAAGCGATGGGTAAGACTTGTTCAAGATGTTCTTTTTTTAGTGGGCAGGAAAAACGGGAAAACCCCACTTGTTTCAGCTTTATGCTTGGCTGAATTCTTCTGCGGCCCGATGGGCTTAAAAATACTATGTTCCAGCAATGATTACGATCAGGCTGGGTTAATGTTTGATGCCATAAATGCAATGCGGGAAGAATCACCGGCGCTAGAAAGGGTCACCCGCAAGAACATCAAAGGCATATACTTTGGCAACCCCAAGAAGCCAAAGAAAAAAGGGAAATTTTCATATCGCAATAAGGGCAACATTCGCAAAATATCAGCCAAGACCGGTGCAAAAGAGGGTAAAAACATTGGCGTCGGTGCTGTGGATGAAGGGCATGAGTTAAAGGATAACACGTCCATCATGCCAATACGCCAGGCACTATCCACCCAAGACGAGCCGCTTTATTTTGAACTTTCAACCGAGGGATTCGTCAATGACGGCTACCTTGACGGCAGGCTAAAGGAAGCTCGGCAGGTACTTGACGGTGAACTGGATCGCACACGCTGGCGAATCTGGCTATACACCCAAGACAGTGAGACAGAAATATGGCAGGATGAAAAAACGTGGGTTAAGAGCAACCCGGGCCTCGGGACTATAAAAAAGTGGAGCTTCCTTCGGGGGATGGTGGAGGAGGCCAAGACCAGTAAAGCGACCCGGGCCTTTGTGCTGGCCAAGGACTTTAATGTCAAGCAAAACAATTCAGAGGCCTGGCTTCTGGAACATGAGTACATCAACGAGGAAACATACAACCTGGAAGAGTTCCGGGGATGCATAGGACTGGGGGCCGTTGACCTGTCAGAAACAACTGACCTGGCCAATGCTAAGGTTTTAATCATGCGCCCGGGGAACCCCAAGAAATATATACTCACGAAATACTTCATCCCGGAAACCAAGATAGAACAGGGTGAGAAAGAGGACAAGAAAAATTACCTGGAGTGGGCCCGGGAAGGCCTGATAGAGGTATGTAAGGGCAATGAAAACGATTACAGCCTGATAACAGCATGGTTTGTAAGTCTTTATAAACAATACGGTATCAAGGTATTTAAGACTGGATATGACAACTGGAACGCCAAATACTGGATTAAAGAGATGGAGGATATTGGCTTTGACACCGAGAGAGTGGCCATGGATAAAAATACGCTGTCCAATCCCATGAAGTTGGTTGAGGCCGACCTCAAAAGCAAGCTAATTAACTATAACAATAACCCGATTGACCGCTGGTGCCTTGGCAATACAGCCATGAAAATTGATAACCTGGGGCTTATTATGCCGGTTAAGGTGAATGACCTTAAGAACAGACGAATTGACGGGGCTGTGACGCTGATAATCCTGTATTGCATTTACATGCGATACAGGACTGAATATCTGGAGATTGTGAGGTGATGAGGTGGCTCTGCTTGATTATTTTAAAAACATGTTCTCGGCGAAGGGAAATAAAGGGCTGCAGCATGTCAGGTTTATGGACGGGTATAGCCCGATATTTAGCCAGTTCGGGGCCAATATATACGCCTCTGATGTGGTCCAGATGTGTATTGATGTCATAGCAACGGAATGCTCAAAACTCCAGCCGAAGCACATTAGAACAGGCCCCAACGATATGCAGGTAAACGTGAAAGGCAGCCTTAACCGGCTGTTTAAATTTGCGCCCAATGAGCTCATGACCACCCGGGACTTTATCGAAAAAGTTATCTGGCTGCTGTACATGAACTATAACGCTTTTATCTACCCCATGTATGAGTTGGTGGAGGACGCCCGGGGCAATACCACCCGGAATTACACGGCGTTTTATCCGCTGAATCCGACGCAGGTCACTTTTCTTCAGGATGACGCGGGGAAGTTATTCGTCGATTTGAGGTTTACTAACGGCAATAGCTTCACGCTGGCCTATGCAGATATTATTCATCTTCGGAAAAAATTCAGCATGAACGACATCATGGGCGGCGGGATGAACGGCCAGCCGGACAACGCAGCCTTGCTTAAGGTGCTCGCAATCAATGATACGGTTCTCCAGGGATTGGACAAAGCCGTAAGAACCAGCTTAGCAGTCCGTGGAGTTTTGAAAATAAATACTTTGCTGAGCGGTGAAAAGCAAGATGAGGAGAGAACAAGGTTTGAGGCTGCATTAGAGTCTGGAACATCTGCGCTATTACCCATGGACCTGAAGGGCGAATTT